GAAATTGATCCCATGGATAAGGTGCCTCGTTTGATACAACACCGTAGTGATGAATTTTGCGCCCGATTGGCACAACATTTGATGCCGATCGTGCATAGGTTGTATGCTTGGGACGCAAAACATTTTCGGTGGTTCGCCAAACGAATGAATAGTTGGCAAATGGGAGCTCGCGTATTTGCGATGAAGCGCTGGCCAAAAACAACTTTTCGTTTGCGTGATGCCGAACGTTGGGATGCCCACATGAAAGAGCTCTTGGTCCTTGAACATAAGTTTTGGAAAGTGTTTTCAAAACATCCTGAGTTAGTTGCTCTCTTGGAATGCCAGGTCAAAAACCGTGGGCGTACTAGGGGTGGCATTAAATATTGGATGACAAGAACTAAGTGCAGCGGCGATTGGAACACTGGTGACGGTAATTCTGTCGCGCATGTTGCTGTTGAAGTCGATCTTTCTAAGCAAGCACTTGGAAATGACTGGCAAAAACATGTTGACATCATTGTCAACGGGGATGATGGTATCTTGAGTAATGATTCAAATTATGATGAACTACTCGATGCCATCTCCGGAAAGCATGCGACCTCAATGGGATTGAAAATCCAAGAGGAAAAGACTCACTCCATTTATGAAGCTGAGTTTTGCCAGTGTCGTTTGGTTATGGTTGGTGGACGCCCCAGGATGGTACGTAATCCTTGGCGCGTGATGGCCCGTGCAACTTGTAGTGAGAGTGGCAAGGCTGGCCCTAAGTGGCTGGCCAGTGTAGGTGTTGGTGAGTTCTCGTGCAACTCTGGAGTACCAGTGTTGCAGAGTTTCGCCTTGTCTCTCACGCGAATTGCCGGGGTGAAACCTAGTATACGTATGGTCGAAGAATATTTGCAGCGTCGTAATGAGAAGATCTTGTTGAAATTGACGCCATTTCCGATAACTGAAGAGGCTCGAGTTACGTTCGAGTTAGCTTGGGGAATCACAGTCCCAGAACAGTTAGGATTGGAAGCTCTATTCGACCAAGTGGGCGCTTAGACTAGGCTAAGCGGGGGGCAACAGCCATCTACTTAATAAAAC